CTCCGCACACCGCCTTTCGCCGCATTTCAGCCTGGCCGAGATGACCGTTTCGGCGACCGGTTCGCGGCTGGGCCTGTCGAACCTGCCGGGGCCGCGTGAGCTGGCCACCCTGACCCGTACGACCGAGCGGATGGAAGAGGTCCGGGCCCTGCTGGGCAACCGACCGATCCTGGTGTCGTCGGGCTATCGCAGCCCGGCCGTCAATCGCGCGGTCGGCGGCTCGGCCTCCAGTGCCCATATGACCGGCCATGCGGTGGACTTCATCTGTCCGGCCTTCGGCAGCCCGGCCAAGGTCGCGGCCCACCTGGCCCGGAACCTGGCCGCCTTCGACCAGATCATCGAGGAGTTCGGCGACTGGGTGCATATCGGCTTTGGCCCCGGCCAGCGCCACCAGCTGCTGACCGCCCGCCGCGTTGGAGGCAAGACCCGCTACACCGCCGGCATCGAGGGCGCCTGATGACCGCCTCCATGGCCACTCCCGCGCCGCCGCGTCGGCCCTTCACCAGTGTCTGGGACTTTGTCGTCCGCGCATATCGTCCGTTCGCCGCCTGGATCGGGGTCGGCACGGCGCTGGTGCATGGGGTGATCATTCCCCTGTTGCCGCTGTTCGGCCGCGCTCCGGTGGCCATCGACTGGATGGGCGTCGCCGCCTTTCTCGGGGTGCTGTGGGGCCCGCTGGTCGCCGCCCGGACTGTCGAAAAGCTGAAGGGCGTGACGTCATGATCCGCCTTGCCTTGACCAGCGGTATTGCGCTGGCTGCCTGTCTGGCCCTGATCGCCTCGAAGACGCGCGAGGAGGGTCAGCTGCGCTCGACCATCGCCGGACATGAAGCCTGTGCCCAGGCGTTGGCCGGCGCGGATCTGTCGGCCTCGGCCGAGCGGTGCCCCGAGGCGGTCGCCGCCACGCACCGGCGGGCCGTGATAGCCCAGCGCTGCGATGCCGCCCTGAACGCCGCCGACGGCTTCGGCATCGAGGCCGGATGCTCGACCCCGGTCAAGCGCGAGGTGGCCAAGGTCGCTGCGCGGACCGGGGAGCGCGACCGCCTGACCACAGAGATCCATGACCTTCGCTCCGGTCAGGCTGCCGCGATCGCGCGCGCCGAAACCCGGGGCCGTGCCCAAGCTGAGAGGAATTCCCGTGCCCAATCCGAACTGGACCGCGCGCCGCGTGGCGACGATGGCCTTGGCCGTTGCGATGCTGAGTGCCTGCGCAACCTCGGACGTGACGGTCCCGGCTGAGGGCCCCGCCGCCAACCCGGTGATCGAGACCCGGCGCGAGGTGATCCGCACCTGCCCGCCCGCCCTGTCGCAGCCGGTCCAGACCGCGCCCGAGCCCGAGGCTGATGCCGTGGTCACCTATAACCCGGCCGGCGGTCGCTGGATGGCGAGACTGATCGCCTATGCCCAAGCCGGCTGGGATGTGGTGACGGACGCCAGGGCGGAATGCGAGGCCGCCGATGGATGATGCCGACCGCGCGCAACGGTCCAGCGAGAGCGAGGCCGAGCGCATCCTGGCCGCCGCCCGGGCTCGAAACCGTCAGGCGCGCACCGAGGGCGAGGCCCTGCCGCGAGGCCGGACCTGCATCGACTGTGATGATCCGATCGATGCCCGGCGTCTGGCGGCCAAGCCCGACGCCCGGCGCTGCACACCCTGTCAGAGAACGGCCGAGGGGGGCCAGGCGTGAGAGAACTGTTGCCCTATTTTGCCCTGGCCGTGTCCGTGATCGCCTGTGCCCTGTCGGCCTGGACGGCGGTTCGCGCGGGCCGTTGGCGCGAATCCGATTCCGCGAAGGAGCTGATGCGCCGGGTCGGCGAAAGTGAAAACACGATCCGGCTTCATGCCCAGCGTCTCGGCCAGATCGAGGAGGACATCGCCTCCCTGCCGACCAAGGCCGACTTCGCCCGGCTGGAGGGCGAAATTCAAACGACCTGCAAGATCGCCGACCGCACCGAGCGCGCGGTGGCGCGGCTTGAGGGCTTCCTGATGGAGCGCAAGCCGTGAGCGCCTATCAGACCCACTTCATGGCCCATCTGCGGCTGTTGATCCTGCGCGCCCTGGTCGATGCGCCGGCCTGTTCGGCCAACGCCTCGATCCTGAAGAGCATTGCCCATGAGTTCGGCCTGCCGGCCACCCGGGATCAGATCCACACCGCCATCGGCTGGCTGGATGAACAGGCACTGGTCAAGCGCAGCGAGGTCGGGAGCCTGATCATCGCCCGGCTGACCGAGCGCGGACAGGACGTGGCCGAGGGCCGCGCCCGCTGTGACGGGGTCGCCCGCCCTTCGCCGGGAGGCTGACATGGCACGATCCAAGGTCGAGCGTCTGCCCGAGCCGATCCGGGCCCAGCTGGAGGAATGGCTGCGCGAGGCCATCGCCGGGCGGCTGTCTCTGGATGACGTCATGGTGCGCTTCGATGCGCAGTTCGCCGACCAGCTGGGCGAGGATGCGCCGTCGCGGTCATCAGTCCATCGTCATGCCCAGAAGTTCGCGGCCATCTCGGAGCGGATGCGCCGGTCCAAGGATATCGCCGATGCCCTGATCGCCGAGGCAGGGCCGTCGCTGGCCGACGGCAAAGGCTTCCAGGTGTTGGTGCAGGGCTTCCAGTCGCTGGCCTTCGACATGCTGGCCAATGTCGAGGAGGGCAAGACCCTCGACCCCGAGAACCTGATGTTCTTTGCCCGGGCCATCCAGTCGGTCGCCTCGGCCCAGAAGAGCGACGCCGACCGCGCCATTAAGCTGAAGGCGGAGGCGGCGAAGGAAGCGGCCGAGGCCGTGGAACGGGTCGCCAGGCGCGACGGCGGTCTGACCCGCAAGACCATCGACGAGATCAAAAGCGAGATTCTGGGGATCCGCGACTGATGGCGTTCGACGCAGAGGTCATCAGCGAGGAGGACTGGGCCAAGGCCCGGGCGGCGGCCGTTCAGGCCATGCCCGAGGTGTTGGCCGGTCAGTCCCTCCCAGACATCCTGATGCCCAGCCAGAAGGCGCTGCTGAAGGCGACCGCCAGCCATCAGCTGGTGGTGTCGGACAAAAGCCGCCGGGTCGGCTTTACCTGGGCCGTGGGGGCAGACGCCGTGCTGACCAGCTCGGCGTCAAAGGCCGAGGCAGGAATGGACAGCCTCTACATCGGCTACAATCTGGATATGGCGCGGGAGTTCATCGACACCTGTGCCATGTGGTCGCGCGCCTTTTCCCATGCCGCGACCGAGGTGTCGGAGATCGTCTTTCCGGACGGCCCGGACCGCGACATCAAGGCGTTTCGCATCGCCTTTGCCTCGGGCTTCGAGATCGTGGCCCTGTCCAGCCGGCCCCGCTCGCTGCGTGGCCGCCAGGGCTTTGTCATCCTGGACGAGTTTGCCTTCCATGATGACCGCGCGGGCCTGCTGAAGGCGGCCATGGCGCTGCTGATCTGGGGCGGCAAGGTGCTGGTCATCTCGACCCACAACGGCGTCGACAACGAGTTCAACGAGCTGATTCAGGAGATCAAGGCGGGCAAACGTCCGGGGGCGGTCGTGCGCTGCACCTTTGACCAAGCGCTGGAAGAGGGCCTTTTCCAGCGCATCTGCCTGATGACAGGCAAGACCTGGTCGGCCGAGGCCGAGGCGAAGTTCCGCGCCGACATCCGGAAATTCTATGGCGCCGATGCGGCCGAGGAGCTGGACTGTATCCCGTCGCAGGGCTCGGGCGTCTATCTGACCCGAACCCTGATCGAGGCCTGCGCCACCGGTACCGGCCCGGTCCTGACCCTGCATTGCCCGCCCGGCTTCGACCTGAAGCCGGAGCCGGAGCGCCGGGCCTATGTCGATGCCTGGCTGGAGCAGAATGTGCAGCCGGTCCTGGACGGGCTGGACAGGCGGCTGCGTCACGCCTTCGGCCTGGACTTCGCCCGATCGGGGGACGTCAGCTGCTATGTGCCCCTGGCCGTGCAGCGCGACCTGACCCGCACCGTGCCGTTCGTGGTCGAGATGCGGAACGTCCCCTACGAACAGCAAAAGCAGGTGACCTTTCACCTTACGCATGGCCTGCCCCGATTCAGTCATGGCAAGTGCGATGCGACCGGCAACGGCAACTATCTGGCCGAGGTGCTGCAGCAGGAGTTCGGCGCAGAGCGGATCGACAAGGTCTCGCTCAGCCAGGCCTGGTATCTGGATCACATGCCGCCGATGAAGGCGGGCCTCGAGGACCGGTCGCTGCTGATCCTGGAGCACGCCGATCACGTCGATGACCTGCGTCAGATCGTGCTGGTGAAGGGCGTGCCGATGGTCCCGGCCGGCGTCGAGACCAAGGGCACAGACGGCCTGAAGCGGCACGGCGACTTCGCCCCCGCCCTGTGCCTGGCGTTTGCCGCCACCCGCGCCGATCCCAGCGAGATCGATTACCGGCCCGTGGCCCGGCACACGGCCCTGGGCCGCGCCGAGGGCACGATCGAGGATGACTTTGACCGCCGCTATGGCGGGGCCTTTTCCAATGCCGACGCGGCCCGCGTCGGCCTTCGCCGCAGCAAGGGAGCCTGGTAATGGCCCGCCGTCCCCAATCCCCGCCGGGCCTGGTCGACCACCTGAACCGCCCGATCGACTTCGGCCGGCTGAAGGAGGAGCATTCCGCCCCGACCCTGTCGGGGGTGCGCTCGGTCCTGTCCGGCCACCCGGCCCAGGGCCTGACGCCCCAGCGGCTGACCGCCCTGCTGCGCGAGGCCGAGAACGGATCGCCCGAGCGGTATCTGGAGCTGGCCGAGGAGATGGAGGAAAAGGACCTCCACTACGTCGGCGTGCTGGGCACCCGTAAGCGCGCCGTCACCCAGCTGGAGATCACGGTCAAGGCCAGCTCGGACGATGCGCGCGACCAGAAGGCCGCCGACATGGTCCGCGAGTGGCTGGACCGCGACGAGCTGCAGGCCGAGCTGTTCGATGTGCTGGACGCGGTCGGCAAGGGCTTCAGCCAGGTCGAGATCATCTGGGACATGCAGGCCCGGGAGTGGACGCCGGCGCGGCTGGAGTGGCGCGACCCCCGCTGGTTCCGCTTTGACCCGATCGACGGGCGCACGCCGCTGCTGATCGATGGCGGGGCCTCGGGCAATGCTTACGGAGATCCCCTGCCGCCGTTCAAATATCTGAGCCACCAGCACCAGTCGAAGTCGGGCCTGCCGATCCGGGGCGGCCTCGCCCGCGCCGCCGCCTGGGGCTATCTGTTCAAGAACTATGCGCTGAAGGACTGGGTCAGCTTCGCCGAGGTCTTCGGCCTGCCGGTGCGGGTCGGCAAATACGGTCCAGGCGAGACCGAGGAGAACATCCGCCGGCTGGAGCGCGCCGTGTCCGACATCGGCGCCGACGCCGCAGCGGTCATCCCGGCGTCGATGATGCTGGAGTTTGTGACCACGCCGGGCGGCACC